GAGGAACAATGAAATTAAAACATAAAACATTTGATAAAGTGTCAGTATATTGCAATGGAGAAGTGTATAACTTTGTTAATGGAGAAATTGAAGTAGATGAAGCAATAGCAAAAGAATTATTAAAAAATCCAGCTATTGAAGAAATAAAAGAAGTACAAGAAGAAAAAACTGGAAATATTGAAGAACAAAATCAAGAAAATGTTGAAGAACATGATGAAAAGAAAAAAGGAAGTAAAAAATGATAGGCTATGTTGAACTTGAAGAAGCTAAAAAGTTTTTAGAAGTTAGATATTCAAATATTAATGAAGAAAATCTAAAAAGAGCTTTGTATCAAGCATTTGACAAAATTGAAAATATTGGTGCTAGGGAAGGATATAAGACAGAAAAGAATTTTCCAAGAAAAAAGGATAAACCAAGAGTTTTAGAGCTTATAAAAAGGGCACAAATATTAGAAGCCTATGCAATTATGTCAGGTGGGAATGAGGATATAAAAAGGCTTGGGAAAGGGATAACAAGTAAGTCTATAAGTGATATGTCTGTGAGTTATGACAGAAGTCAAAAAATTGGAGATATAACATTTGCTTCTGTAGAGGCTGCAAGGATAATGAAAAGATTTTCAAGGAGAAGTTTTTAATGCAAGATATAGATAATGGTTATAAGAAAATTAAAGAAGAGTTAGAAAAATTAGATAAATTAAAACTAATTATCTATATTGATGATAAAGCAACATATCCTGGTGGAATTAAGGTAGATTTTATAGCAATGCTTATGGAATATGGAAGTGATGATTTTGATGTACCTTTTCCAGCTCGTCCATTCTTTCGTTCAACTTTTGATGCACACTATGATGATATTTCAAATCTTATGGAAAGATGTATAGATAAAATTGCAGATGGAAAAATGACAGCACATAAGGCTTTTGAAACTGTTGGAAAAGATGTAGTAAAAAAAGTTAGAGAAATGATATTAAATGGGACTTATGCAGCACTAGCAGAAAGTACAGTAAAAGCTAAGGGAAGTGACAAACCTCTTTATGATACTGGAGCTCTTGTAAGAAGTGTTAAGTATAAGATTGAATAGGAGTAATTATGGAATTTATCTTAGATGAATTTGCTGGTGAAGAATTAAAAACTTATAAAGTAACTAGAAAAATAACTGGTGATATTGATAATCCAAAAGGAAAAGATTATAAATTTAATGCTGCAATGCTTATATGTAAGAAAGCTTTAAAAGGATATAATCCAAACTTACAAGATGGTGGAAGAATTATAGGTGTTTTAAGTGGAAAAACTTTAAAAGTTGTTGGATTAAAACTGGATGATGTTATTGAAGTTGAAGGTTATAAATATAAAGTAACTGAAATATTACCAAGAATTTATACGGATTTTGTAGAGTTTTCACTGGAGCTGATGAGAAATGGACAATAGAGAACTTGAAGTTTTTTTATTGAAAGAAATGAAAAAAATAAATGCTAAGTTCCAAATAAAGCCAAGTGTTGATTTTAAATATGATAGAAATTTAACTTTACCTCGTATAGTTTCAAGAACTCTTAGTAACAAAACTATAAATAAATTTGAAGATAGAGAAGAAGGGAAAAAAGGGATTTTTAAACAATATGAAGTTCATCAGCATGTTGTAAGTTTTTCTTTTACTTTATCTGAAAATGAAAGTTTTGAAGATGTAAGAAAAATAAAAGAAAAATTTGAGCATAAAATAGGCTTTGATTGGATTATAGCAAGAAGTGGAAAAAGTATAGTTATAGAGGAAGTTACAACAACAGTAGATTTATCAGAATTAACTAAAGATAGTTATACAGAAAGATATAGCTTTGATATGTATATTAACACTCTCAAAGAAAATATTGCTGAAATAGAATACATTGAAAAAGTTGAAATAGATATAGAAGCAAAATAAGGAGGAAGGAATGTCAATAATAGTAGGAACTGAAAAGAAAATAGTGTTTTTAGATGTTCATAAACCTGCACCAGTTGCACAAGCAACAGTTAATGTAATAGGTGTATTTTCAGTAAAAAAAGCAATTACTGAACAAAAAATAAATAAAATTGAAGATGTTATAGGATTAACTTCTGATGATGATGTATATAAAATACTTCAAGCAGTCTTTAATGCAGGAGCACAGGAAGTATTACTTTATGGTAAAGAAGTTCAAGACAGCAAATATAAAGAATTATTTGATGATGTAAAAAATGATTGGTTTGGAACAGTTGTAGATACAACAGATATTGCAGAAATTGCTAAAATTTCAAAAGAAATTGGTGCAAGAAGAAAAATGCTGTTTGCAGAAGCCTCAAAAGATGAAGATGTAATGAATGTGGATAGTAAAGTAAAGTCAATTGGAGAAGATACAACAGCTTTATTTTTTAGTAAAAATGATGAATCAGTAGCAGGTGCTGTTGCAGGTTATGCTATATCAAAGTTTCCAGGCTCAACTTTAATAGCAAATAAATTAATAAATGGAACAATAGATAGTGGAATGTTTGGAGCAGAGCAAAGCAAATTAGATTCTTTAAATTGTAATTATGTAGCTTCAATGAAAGGGCAATTAGGACTTGCTAATGGAGTAACTATTAATGGTAATAGCATTGACTTCGAGCACTGTGCAAAGGCTCTTCAATTTAGATTAGAAGAAGATATAACTTTATGGCTTAAAGCTACACCAAAACCAACATTTTATGATATGGGACCATTAAAAGATACGATTTTAAAAAGGACTGGAAAATTTGAAGCTATGGGGGCATTAGCAGAAGGTAAAACTACTATTAGTTTTATTCCTATTGAAGATATTCCACAAAATGACATTTTAAAAGGTATCTTAACAGGTGTAAAAATCAATTGTTACTATACTTATGGAATTAAAGAATCTAGGATAAATCTTTATTTTGCAGTATAGAAAGGAGGTAAAAAATGCCAAAAAATCATTATAACTATAATCCAAATAAAGTGGATTTAATTATAGATGGAATCAGAATGTATGACTTTGGGGAAGATGTGAAATTTACAGTTGCATATGAGGAAGATTTTAGAGAGGTTATAACTGGAGTAGATGGAGATTCAATTACAGTAGAGCATAATAATAGAAATGCTTTAATCACTTTAAAGGTCTTAGCTGCAAGTCCATTAAATGTTACTCTTAAGAAACTTGCTTCAAGTGCAAAAGAATTTGGAGTTTTAGTTGTGGATGGAAACTTCAATGGAGATATTGGATCAAATGCTTCAAAGGCACATTTTGTAAAAATAGCTGACTTTAATGCTGAAAAAGCACCAAAGGCAAGGGAATGGCAAATAAGAGTTATTGATTTAAAAGAAACAAATGACTTATTGAAATAGGAGTGAATGATGAAAAAAGAAGAATTAATGGTAAATAATAAAAAAATAATTTTAATGGAGCAACCTTCACAATATATTCTTGAGCTTGAAAAAAGATTTTCAGATAATGATTTAGTAGGGTATTGTGAAGAAATTTTGAAATATCCAGCAGATACTAATCCAAAACTTGAAGAATTATTGAACATTCCTGACATAGTAAAATATGGAGATTTGGAACTATCTTTAAAAAAAGAAAATGGTGAAAAAGATCTATATCTAGCACAAGAAATATTAACATCTGTTGGACAAAATAAACATAATCCTGCCTATGTTGCAGAGTTCTTTTTAAAAAGATTAAAAAAAGATGTTAATGATTACAAATACCATGAGCTTGTAAAAATGGGAGAAGAAGTTTTTAAGCAAGTAGGTGAATTACTTTATTTAGTACAAATTAGGGAAACATTTCGTAGAATGTAATGATATTAAATATAATGCTGAAAGTATAGAATATATGATTACTTGCATAAGTGGATATACTAAAAATTTTAAGGATACTGAAAACTATACTGTGAGAGAATTACAGAGATATTTTGACAGACTTATAAGGTATGTGGAGGAAATAAAAGATGGCAATTAGAACTTTAAGTATAAACATAATGAGCTACTTAAAAGGACAAGGATTTCAAGCTGTAAATAATCAAATAAATGGCTTAAAGTCTAGTTTGTCATCTTTAAAATCTGTAGCAAGTAATGGTTTATTCCAAATGGCTGCTGGATATTTTGCAATATCAAGTTTAATAGGACAATATAACAAAGCTGTTGAAGCTAGTAATTTACAATTAGAAAATGAAACAAAATTATATGCAACTTTAAGAGCACAAAATTTTAGAGATGAGCAAATTCAGGGTCTAAAAGATTATGCTTCTGAGCTTCAAAAAACAGGAGTAGTTGGAGATGAAGTATCATTAGCTGGAATAAGACAGTTGGCAGCATTTAAATTGAATGAAGAAAGTATCAGAGAGTTATTACCACAAGTTCAAAATTTAATGGTTGCTGAAAAAGGTTTAAAAGCAACTTCAATGGATGCAGAAAAATGGAGTAAATCTTTAGGGATAGCAGTTACAAGTGGTCAAGTTAGAGCATTAAAACAAGCTGGGATTGTACTAGATGAACATACTCAAAAAGTCTTTGAGAATGCTACTCAACAAGAGAGAGTAGCTATATTAGCAAAAGAAATTAAAGAAAGAGTAGGAGAACAAAATGCTGAGTTTTTAAAAACTCCAGAAGGAAAGATAGTTTCAGCTCAAAATAGAATAGGAGATGTTTACGAGTATATTGGAGGACTTGTAAGAGATACAAGAGCAGATTTTTGGAGTATGATTGCTGATAATGCTGAGTGGATTCAAGATTTTTTAGGTGGGCTTATAAAAGCAGGAGCTGGAGCATTTAACACTATAACTAGAACAATAGGGGGAATATTTAATGTTCTTAAAGCATTGCCACCAGAAGCAAGAAATACTATTAAATTAATAACTGGATTTTTGTTATTAAAACAATTTCCGATTATTAGCGGTTTCTTGATAATTGAGGATATATTTGCAGCATTTCTTGGGAAAGAAAGTTTTACAGAAGATGCTATAAATGCAATTCTTAAATTTACTGGAACTGATTATAGATTTGAAGATTTAAGAAAAGGCATTGCTGACTTCTGGGATTTACTAATAAATAAGTCTGATTCAGGAATAGAAAAAATTACTCTAACAACTAAGGTATTATCAGATCTACTTGATTTATTGAAATCAGGAGCTGGAATGTTACAAATGATCTGGGGTGTTACTGGTGGAGTAGTTATAGATTTGGTTGGGAACACTTTTAAAGCGTTTGAAGGAGATTTTCAAGGCATGAATTGGAATAATGTAACATCTAACATTAGTTCAGGATGGGATAAGGTATATGGAGCAGGACAGAATTGGAATAAAACAGATGATATGTATCAAAAATATGTCCTTGATGAAGCAATGAAGCAACAACAGAAAGAGTTTGAAACAATGAAATATGTTCAAAAAAATCAAGGAAATATCGCTTTTCCAGTAGAAAAGAGAGTAGTAATTCCAGGTTCAGCACCTATTACCCCTTTATCAACTTATGGATTTTCTTATGAAAACAAAACAGGAACTAATTATGAAGTTTCTAGTAAAAATAGAGAAATACAGCAACTTTTAGATGGTAAAAATAAAGAAATTACAAAAGCTGAAGCTTATTATGTACCAAGATTACCTGATAAAAAAATAGCTCAAGATACTAAACAAAAAGTGGAAAAATCTGTAGTAAAAAAAGAAAATAGAAAATTTGAATACGTAAATAATTCAAAATATGAAATAAAAGTTACAGGAGAAGTGCAAAATGATATTGCTAAAAAGGTTGAAGGTGTTGTAAGAAGAATTCAGGAAGAAGAGAAGCAAAGACTAAGAGCAGAAATTGGAGGTAACTACACTCAAGCAGGTGGTTTAGAATGAGTTTATTTAATAACTTAATGCAAATGATTGGAGATTATTTTAACAAGGGAAAAGAAAAATCAAAACTTGGGGATGTAGAGCTTGATATTATTTCAGAAAAATCAAGAACCATGTCTGCAACTGTTACAAATAGAAGAGTTGAAAAAGGATTTAATATTGCTGATACAGTCAGAAAAGAAGCAATGCTTATAAATATAACTGTTGTAGACAATTCTAATCAAAAAGAATTTAATAGAAAAAATTTAGAACAAATGCTTGAAGTAGGAGAACCTGTACTTTTCTATTATGCTGGCAGAGATAAATACGAAAATATTGTAATTGAAAGTATAGAAGAAATAGAAGATTACACAAAGAAAGATTGTTTTACTTATTATATAGTTTTAAGACAAATAACAGTTGCAGAAATTAAGTCAACTGATGTAAAAACAGACTATAAAAAAGCTAAAAGTACTGGTGGAAAAAAGAGAAGAACTACTGCAAAAGTAAAAGGTGCAACTAATACTGAAAAGGCAAAAATAGAAGCAAAAGTAAAAGAAAAAGAAAGAGGAAAATCATCAGCTAAACAATTAGGGGGATTAATATGATAAAGGCATTAGAAATAGATGTTGAAGGAATAGAACAAAACGGAATAATAGCTGATATTGGAAGTAATTTAAAATTAGATTTAATTTATAACAATGTAGACACCTATATTTATGTATCTATATTAGACTCTGATGAAAACAGAATAACTGGTTTTTTTAGATTAGTTCCTGATATAAATTTTTTGTCTCTTGTAAGAATTGAGAAATTACAACAGTTAAGATGTATAAAAATAAATGATTTCGCTGAAGAAAGAGATAAGATAACTCCTCAAAATCTTAACAAAGATTACAAATTTTTTCTGATAGGTGATTATAATGGCTAAATTATGGAAACAAGTGAGAGTAGTAACTATTGGAGAGTTAGTGTTTAATTATGAAGACATTGATATAGAATTTGATGTTAAATGTACGGATGATAATAAAAGTGACACAGCTACCATTAAAATATATAACTTGTCTGAAACTACAAAAAATAAACTCCAAGCAAATCAAATAGTTAATATTGATGCAGGTTATAGAGAATTACATCAAAGTATATTTGGAGGTTTAGTTGAAAGTATAAGAACATATAGAGATGGAAATGATTTAGTAACAGTTATTGTTGCAAGTCCTAATAACCGTGCTTATACAAATACAGCTGTAAATGTACAGTTTAAAGCAGGAATTAAAGCAAGTGAAGTACTGAAACAATTGGAAAAAAGTATTCCTTTTAAAATAGATGTTAAGGAATTAGCAAAAGATACTGTTTATCCAAATGGGAAAGTATTTTCTAATAGACTTTCTAATGTTGTTTCTATTTTAGCAAAAGATACTGGAACAATTGCAAGGTTTAGTGACACAACTATTGAATTTAAAGTTCCAGGAAAAGCATATAGCACTACTTTAAAACTGGGAAGTGAGCAAGGTTTAGTTAGAGTTGAAAAACAGCAAGAAAAAGCTGAAGTAAAAAAAGATAAAAAAGAAGATAAGAAAAAGAAAGAAAAGCAAAAGTATACAATAGAAGCATTTTTAGTTCCACTTGTAAAAATAGGACAAAAACTGCAAATAGAGTCTTCAGTATGGAATGGAGAAGGAATAGTTAAAGAATGCACTTACACAGCTGGAGATGTTGAAACATTTTCAGTAAATGCAATTTTAGAGGTGCTCTAATGGAATTAGAAATAATAAAAACAATGATTGAAGACACACAAAATGAAATACATACATCTTTACCAGCAATTATAAAGAGTGTTGACTATGGTGCTGGAACTTGTACAGTTGAGATAATACCTCAAAGGGTACTTTGTGGAAAATTAACAAAATATCCAACTCTAATTGATGTAAAACTTGATTTTCTTAGATTTGGAGATTGGAAACTTCAATTTCCACGCAAAGAAGGGGATAAGGTTTGGGTAGGATTTTCAGAATCTACTATATCAGAAGATACAAGTTTAGAAAGGTTTAGCCTTAATGAACCATACATTATTGGAAGTTGTGAAGGGGGCTATGAAAATAATTCAGAAGATATTATTTTAACAGGAGCAGGGACAAGAATAAAAATAAAAGGCAATGGGGACATAAATATAATTGCTGGAAGTAATAAAACTACAATTACAAGCAATGTTACTATAAATGGGGATGTCACAATAAATGGGAATACTACTCAAGTAGGAGATACTACACAGACTGGAACAGTGACAGTTAATGGAAGCATAGGAGCAAGTGGAGATGTTACAGGAAATGGGATAAGTTTAAATGACCATACACATAAATATAATCCTGGATCTAATCCTCAAACTTCAACGAGTAAAGCACAATAGGAGGAAATTATGGGAACAAGTGTAAAATTAAATAATAATTGTGACATAGTTTTTGATGAAAATGGTGTGTGTGAACTTGTTGATGGTGTTGAAGATATTATCCAAGCTATAAGGGTTGAGTTGGAACAAAATAAAGAACAATGGGTTTTAAATGTATTGTATGGAGTACCCTATTTGAATAAAGAAAATAAAGGATTACTTCAGATAAAAAATAATCAATCAAAGATAATTCAAGAGCTTATCAAAACCATTTCAAAATATGAAGAAGTGGAAAAAATACAAAGTATTGAATTTGTGGAAAATAGAATAGTAGCAAAAATTAAGATAAAGGGGGAAATATATACATTATGATAACTGAAAAAGGTTTTGAATTACCAACAGTAGAAGAAATTTATCAAAGAAAACTTGCTGATTTCAAGACAGTAAAGCCAAACATTAGAGAAACAGATAGTAATGTCCTTATTCCTCTTTTAAAATTTGATGCTGCTGAAGAATATGATAGTTATTTACAAGGTTTAGCTGTTTATAATAATTTAAACGTTTATACAGCAGTTGGAAACTCTTTAAATGCAATAACTTCACATTTAAATATGACTTGGAAGAAGTCACAAAAAGCAACAGGTAAGGTAGAAATAGAAGCAGATGTAGGGACTATAATACCACAAGCTTGGGGAGTTGAAACAGAATCAAAGGAAAAGTTTATAACATTAAATACAAGAGCAGTTAAAGTAGAAAAGAGTCCATTACAATTGGAAATAATTGCATTAGAAGCAGGTAAAAATGGTAATGTTTCAGCAGGGCAAATAACAAAACAAACTGAAATTATATCAGGAATTAAGTCAATCAAAAATAAAATAGGAACATTTGGTGGAGCTGATTTAGAAACAGACACTGGATTAAGAGAAAGGTATTTAGAAAGAATAGATAGGAAAACTTCTTTTACTACTGAAGGAATTAAGAACTATATACTTCAAAATACTAATGTCAAAAAGTGCCAGGTACTAGAAAATGACACTGATGATTTTGATGCAGAGGGAAGAGTAGCACATAGCTATGAAGCAATTTGTTTTGGAGATACTGATGAAAATATACTACAAGCCTTATATGAATATAAACTTGCAGGAATTAGAGCAGTAGGAGATATAACAAAGCAATTTGAAGAAATAAGTGTGGGTTTTAGTAGAGCAATAGAAAAACAAATCTTTTTAAAAGTAGAAATTACAACTATTAAGGAGGTTTGGAAAGATGAATTTAAAAAAGTAATTAATAACATATTTATAAATTATTTATCAGAAATAGAGCCTGCTGGAACAATTTATTTATATAAATTAATTGGAGAAATCTATAAACATACAAGTGGAATAAAAACATTAAGATTGAAGCTAGGAGACACTAAATACAGTGAGCGGGAAACTGATTATATTTTGTCTAGAAAAGAAGTTGCAATTGGAAATGAAAATAATGTAACAATAGTGGTTACAAATTGAATTTGGATAGAATCCCGCATATATATCATAATACAATTTATGTAAAAAAGTTGTTTGAAATCATTTATGAAAAGCATTTGAACATTAGAAAAATGTTTAATGAACTAGCTTTATTTAATGATATAGATAAAAGTAAGGGTTATCTTTTAGACCTCTTAGGAGGAAATTTTAAAGTCTTAAGAAATGGACTTTCTGATGAAGAATACAGAAGAATACTAAAATTTGAAATATCACTTTTACAATTTTTAGGAAGTCCTGAAGAAATTCAAAGGATTTTATCTGAATATTTTAAGCTAAATAAGGAAGAATTTAGAATAATTGAACTATCAGCTAAAATTCTTATAAGCATTCCAGAAAAATTAGATAAACAAGAAATCTTTAAGGTAGTTAGAAAAATTAAGGCTGCGGGAGTAGGTCTTGAAGTTAAATTTGGAATTTACATAGAAGATTATCTAATTTCTGAGTTACATGAAATGACACTGGAAGAAATTGAAAAAATAACTCTTGCTAGGGAAGAATACTATATTGAGATGTATACTTTAAAAGAATTAGAAGAAATGAAACTTGAAGATATAGAGAAGTTAAAAATTTCAAGGAGGTAAAAATGGCAAAATGGATAGAAGATCCACAAGGTCGGTTAGAGGTTGAAAAAGTAACAGAAGAACTAAAATTACCAGTTTGGAAAGCAAACTATAAAGGTAAGTTCAGAGAATTTTGGAATGAATGTTGGGAAAAAATAGAGGATAGTTTTTTAAAATTAAAAAAGAGTAATGAAGGAAAAGAACCAGTAATAACAACAAAAGAAACTGCTTTTAATAAACCATTTGGAGTTTCTGAAGATACTGTTTTAGAAGGTAATAAATTCACGCAAATGACAGGAAAAGACTATGGGGGAATATTAAATAAACCAGGATTAAAAACATCTGGTAAAGCATATTGGGATAATAACACAAAAAAACTATATATTTGCAAAAATGACAATAGTGATATATCTCCAAATATTA